GTGGTAGTTAAGAAACACATTTTTCATAAAAAGTTTACATTTCCCCAAATTCAAAACATGAATTTATGCAACATGCACAAAAATTATATAATACAAGGGGTAAAAACAGACACAACCTGCACAAATTATGAACACATAACGAACGCCGCCTACACTAAACCATTACCGACAAATAATGAACACTTTTTAAATTCGTTCGACAAAGACTTGACAAAATCAAATATGACATAATAATTAACGGAATCAGTTTACAAACGATTTACACAGACAACACACCACCGACACAACAACCGGGTATAATATAATCACAGTAAAGGAAAGAGAGGAAGCATAATGGATAGAACATTATACGCAATGATACTAATAATGTTGGCGCTGTCAACAATATGTTATTTGGTTGGTTATAGTGTGGGGTTAGGATTGATATGATTAGATTAGACAAATATGCAAAGAAATACGGTGACATACCATACCCAGAAAACATAAGTGAGAAACAGGCAAAAAAGTATGTTGAAACATATGTTAAGCTTGGTCGGTCAAGGGGTCGCGCAAAGGGCGAGGTATTAAAAAAATATAAGAAGACCATATCAAGACTTAGAAAGTCTGGTTATGTCGTCCCTGAGAACATCAAGTTACCTGCAAAATACGACACATTATACATATACGCGCAATCCTTTAAACCCAACCCACAAACAGGTGATGTTTATCCAGGTTTATATGCACGTGGCAAGTCGTTCGGGGTTAAAACAAAGCCGTCACCACAGACACCACCGAACATTTATGAGTTGATTTATTTTAACACAATTTCATATATAAGAGATTTTGAGACAACGTCTAATCGTAAGGCAGAGGGCGCCCCCACCTTGCTTGACTTTTTTGAGGGCATTGCAGAAGTATATGGAAATGAAATTGCAGGGCGGTTGATAGATGAAGCAGAAAAAGCGGGCGAGACAATAACAGCAGATGAATTATACAACGAAACAGACGCGCAATCATACACGCGAAGTGTAGAAAGATTTGTAAGAAAGGTTTTAGAGTTATTACCACAAACCGATTGATAGGGGTGATACTATGACATTTGTTGGGGATTTTGAAACGACGGTGTATGAAGGACAAGAACGCACAGATGTGTGGGCTAGTGGTATTTGCAACATATCAGATTTAAGCTGTGTTATTCATAACAGTATCGGTAAAACATTTTCATATCTTGAAAACGTCGGTGAGGATGTTATCATATATTATCACAACTTAAGATTTGACGGTGAATTTTATGTCTCATATTTACTGAATGAATTGAAATACAAATATTACGAGGGGGACCGCAAAAAGAAAAAGACTTTTAAATGTGTGATATCGGACGCGGGATTGTGGTTTAACATCACAATAACCACACCCAAAAATATAATATCAATTCGAGATTCACTCAAGCTGATACCGTTATCAATTGAGACTATGGGCGTGGCCTTTAATACAGCACACCGAAAAAGCACGATTGAATATAGAGGGTTTAGAAAGGCGTGTGGAGTAATTACAGAACGCGAGGAACACTATTTGAAAAATGACTTGTTGGTATTAGCTGAAAGCTTACAACATATGTTTGGTGTGACCACCAAGACGACAATATCATCAGCTGCCCTAAGTGAATTTAAAAAAACATTTTATGGTAGAGATTATCGCGAGTGGTTCCCGAATTTAGAAGAAATTGAAACACCAGACTATTTTGACGAAAAAAACGCCGACGAATTTATACGAAAAAGCTACAAAGGTGGGTGGTGTTATGTTAATCCCAAAATACAGGGACGAGAGGTTGGTAAAGGGAAAACATTTGACGTTAATAGCTTATATCCGAGTGTAATGCACAGTTGTTCGGGGTGTGTTTATCCTGTATGTAAGCCCTTTTTTTTCGAGGGTGAGACACCATCCAAAGTAAAAAATTCATCGATGTATTATTTTGTAAAAATAAGGGCCAAATTTAAACTTAAAGAAGGTTATTTACCCACAGTGGCGAGCGGTGGGAGTATGAGGTACGGCGGTGTTAAATGGTTAACATCAAGCGACTATCGCTATAAAGGGGCTGAGATTGATACTGTGGAAGTTGATGGTGAAGAGGAGCCAGTCTATTTTGAGTGTGTTATGACAATGACAGATTATGAATTATTTCACAAGCATTATAATGTTATATATGAGGAAGTGTTATACGGCTGTTATTTTTACGCGAAGTCGGGGATATTTGATGAGTATGTTGATAAATGGGTTAATGAAAAAATTAAATATGATGGTGGTCGCAGAACAATTGCAAAGCTATTTTTAAATTCGTTATATGGTAAGACCGCTGCAAATGGACGGCGCGACCACAAAATACCACACCTTGACGACGGTGTAGTAAAATATGATGTTGTTAAAGGGGAAGACAAGGAACCCGAATACATAGCGATAGGCTCCGCAATAACCGCATACGCACGCAATTTCACAATTACTCACGCACAAGATAATTATGATTTGTTTTGTTATAGTGACACAGATTCGTGCCATTTGTTAGAGGGTGAATACAAAAACATAGAAGTTGATGATAAAAAACTTTTACACTGGAAAATTGAAGCGGATTGGGACAAGGCAATTTTTGTGAGACCCAAATGTTATATTGAGGATGGGGGTAAGATGGAAATAAAATGTGCCGGTCTAAATGAAAGGGGGAAAGAGTTAATGAAAATGTCTTTAACCGGCGACATACAAGAACCATTAAGCGACGAAGAGCGCGAATTTGTAAATGTTAAACGAAATCTAACAGATTTTAAGGTTGGATTGGAAATACCGGGAAAATTGGTTCCCAAACGAATAAGGGGTGGCGTGATATTATCAGAAACAACATATAAAATAAGGGCGGTATAACCGCCCTTTATAATAGCACCGCGCACGTTTGCTAAACGAGAATTTATTGGAACCATTTAAGGTTTAGCACCCAACAAAATACACGGCGATATTAACGAATTGATAATGCACTTAAAATTTTTTCTTTTACGCCAATGTTTGAAAACCTTATTAAACCACGATGGAAAAAATCCCTCACCATCTTATGCTTGGTAGAACAATTTAGATATGGATTTGTATAATCTAATATATCATTACAATTTTTGTCGTATTTTTGCGATATATAAATGATATTAAGGTCGTAATAAAAGAAAACCCCGAATGTTTCACCCTTATAATTTATTGTTAGCAAGTAAGAATTTTTTCCAGACGGTTTATCAATGAGTGCCACTGAATTATTAAGATATACACCCTCTGATTCATATTTACTGTATTCATCGTCAAAGGCAGAGTTAAAGGTAGAATTTTTCAGAGAATTTGCTGCCCCGGAATTAAAATTAAATTCGCACACCCAACCATTACCCCGAAGAAATTTTGTGTTTGGCCTTATTCTTTCTGTGATGTGTAGGGCAGAATAATAGGGGTTTAATAGATTCAAAGTGTTGCCAATTAGAACAAGCTTTACATATCTTGACGGCTCGCCCGCCCTTCTTGCAATTGATGTGTGAATGCTTCTTACCTTTTCCACTTCGCCGGGTAGGTAGTTGTCATATTCTTCTTGAAATTCATCGAATAATATCGTTGTCACGTTTTTAAAGACATGGGAACGATTTTTTAATTTTGTTGCTTGATTGATTGAAAGGGCGAAGCCGCAGGTTTCACCATTCAACAGCAGTGAATAATACAATCCCTTGGCGTATGGTTTTGATGTCATTTCATCACATGGAAAATACAAGTCGTGGATGTCATTCCAAAACGCAATATGCGCGTCTGACAATTCATAACCTGTTCTATAAAGTACAACAAATTGAGACCCGTCACGCTTAAAATTATCAATCACATGCTTATTGAAAAACGTTGTTTTCCCTGCACTTCTGTTTGATGTGACGACAAATATTTCCGGGGTGTTTTTATTTAGGTCTTTTGTATTTAATAACTTATTTCCATTATAAAATTCCATACTTTATTATAACACAAGATAAATATATGTCAAGGGTTGACAAGAAAAAGTTTTGTGATATAATATAAGAAAGGAGAGTTTTGATGGAAAACATTATCACTTTAATAAACACAGCAGGCTTTCCCGTCGCTATGTGCTGTGTGTTGCTATATTATGTGAATAAGCTGATAGACGCTCACCGAAAAGAGGTTGATGAGCTTACAGAAGCAATCAATAATAACACAAATGTTATAAATATTTTATTAGAAAGGATAAACAATGAAGACAAGTAAAGAAGACATTTTGTCCAGACTTTCTGCGATTTTTGACGAGGGAGAGTTGACCGAAGAAAAGGTTAAAATTGTGGAAGACATTTCAGACACTTTCGACGAATTATCGCGCGCAAGCGGTGACGTTGAAGAGGTTGAAAAGAAGTGGAGAAAAAGGTATATTGAAAGATTTGGAAGCCCTAATGTTGATGATGAGGGCGAAAAAATTGAGGAAACTGAAACAATTAAAATTGATGATTTATTTGAAGAAAGAGGTGACAAATAATGGCAAATGTTCCCCAGCCTGTAACACTCACTAATTCCAGTGTGAATATTTTAAATGCGATTAGAAATTCGGCAACCATAGACTATAGAAACTATGTGCCATACGCGACAGAGGACGGCGATTCAATTCGTGGTATTGGCGCCATTATTATGGACTACCCCGCACTTCAAAACGAGTTTTTAAACGCGCTCATTGGAAGAATCGGCCTTGTTATTGTCACGTCTAAATCATATCAAAATCCGTGGTCTGTATTTAAAAAGGGCGTTATGGAGTTCGGCGAGACCGTCGAGGAATTATTCGTAAATATTGCCAACGTCCAGAATTACAACCCCGAAGATTCGGAAGCAACGATTTATACGCGCAACATTCCGGATGTGAAAAGCGCGTTTCATGTTGTAAACTATAAGAAGGTTTACCCTGTAACAATTCAAAATGACCAGTTGCGTTCAGCGTTTTTATCGTGGGATGGGATATCTGACTTAATAGCAAAAATCACCGATTCATTATATACATCAATGAATTATGATGAATACCAAACCATGAAATATCTAATTGCAAAAGCCATTATTAACGGCCAAATGGAAATTATTGGTGTTAGTGGGACGATTAGCGAGGATGTCGTGGCTTTTAAGTCAATTAGCAATGATTTGACCTTTTATTCCAACAAACATAATGTGGCTGGTGTTTATACTTCAACTCTTAAAGATGACCAATATCTCATTATCGACACCGCCACTGAAAGCCAGATGAACGTTGAAGTGCTGGCCACGGCGTTCAATATGGATAAGGCCGAATTTATGGGCCATGTTATTTTGGTTGATGGTTTTGGGGACTTGGACACCGCACGTCTCAATGAATTGTTTTATGATGACCCGGCATATGAGGAAATAGGGTCGGACGATTTGACCGCTCTTAATTCAATTCCTGCTGTTATTGTAGATAAAAACTGGTTTATGGTGTATGACCAGATGATGCAATTTACTGAAAACTATAACGGCAAGGGGCTGTATTGGAATTATTTCCTGCACACGTGGAAAGTAATGAGCGTGTCGCCCTTTGCGAACGCGGCCGTATTTACCACCGGAACCCCCGCTGTTGCCTCCGTGACCGTTTCACCGTCAACGGCGACTGTGGCCAAGGGCGGAAGCGTACAGCTCACCGCCACCGTTAAAACAACTAACTTTGCTCCACAACGTGTTACGTGGTCATCTGCCAATGCGAAGGCTACCGTGGATTCACGTGGCTTTGTAACAATCGCGTCCGACTTTTCGGGGTCGAGTGTTGTCATCACCGCTACTTCAACCTTTGACCCGAGTAAAAAAGGAACAGCAACAATTACCGTACAATAATGTATATCGCACCTAATTCAATTATAAAAATATTGACGAATGTTCCTCTTTCAACTGGTTATGCAGACACGCTCTATTTTTCGAGTGTGTCTGCACAGACCAGTTATTTCAGCGCGAAAGTTAAACCAAATACAACGCTCGGTAGTTTAGGAACATTTTCATTCACCCTTGACGACCAAAACTATGTTCGTTCATTTAATAATTCGATTAAGGTCAATATCCCTGTTGATTTGTTAAACGACTGTAACTATGTAATGTTTCAGAATTCAGCGTATACTTCAAAATGGTTTTATGCGTTTATCACTAATCGGACCATGTTGAGCAACGCCACAACCGAATTAACATTAGAATTGGACGAGATTCAGACATGGTTTTTTGATATGACCATTCAACCGGGGTTGGTGCTTAGAGAACATAGCGTAAATGACACGTTGTATGAAAATTTAATGCCCGAACCGTTTAATATCACAGACTACACATATCGGTTACAGACTTCTGTGACTTCTTTAATTAGTGGTATAGGGATGGTTGGGTCTAAAACATGGGACGGCGCGCAACCCGTTGGCACGACTATTGATGGTGTGTTTACAAATTGCTATTCTGGGCATTGGCTCACCTCACAACAATCCTATAAGGAAATCGCGGAAGCAATAAATGCGTATGTTGCGACGAACGGGGTTGAATCCATTGTTTCCATATACCCATATTATTCACCAAGTATATCATCGTACACACTTAATAATTTATCGTTAGATGGCTATGTCCCAAAAAACAACAAATTAAAAACTTATCCTTATTCTTTTGGCCGTGTAATTTCACTTGATGGAAATAGTCGTGATTTTAAATTTGAGGAAAGCGACGAGGAAAATCAGTTGATATTTACTTTACAGACAGTGTCATTCCCGGATGTTGCAATGAGACTTGTGTGCAAAAAATACAACGGCTTGGATGGTGCAAACAACCAAATAATTTATACTGCGTTTCCTGTGCCCGCCATCAACACCCCCGCATACCTTAATTTCTGGGCAACCAACAAATTTTCATGGGGGTTTTCTTTGTTGAAAGATTCTATCACTATTGGCACGGGGGTGGCAGCGATTGCTGCGGGGGACCCAACCGGGATGGATTATTTATCGTCGGGGGCTCTCTCATTGGCCGATAAGGCTGCTAATATAGGCGATTTAATGAACGCGCCGCCGAATGTTGCTTCATCCGGGGCTGGGTTGTCATTTGTCACTAAATATCTGGACCCAGTATTCAACATATACCAATGTACCCTGCGTTATGACGCGGCTAAAGCGGTTGACGATTATTTTACCCGTTTTGGCTATGCGACTAACACTATTAAACAACCAAACATATCAAGTCGCCCGGCGTTTAACTATGTTAAAACCTCAAACATTCATGTGTCTGGTTCGGCCCCTGCCGACACAAGGCGCGTGTTTGAAGAAGCTCTTGACCGGGGTATGACGTTTTGGAAGTCTACGGCAAAATTCGGCGATTATTCACAAAATAACGGGGTGTAATCATGAAAAACATATCACTACCAAGAAGTGAGCGAAGACGATTCTATGATTCTATAGTAGACACGAACACAACGTATAATTACTATGTAGAACGATTGACTGATATAGCAGTTTCGCGTTTCAAATGGACTGGATTCCCGGATTCAATTGACACACGATTTTTAGAATTGGCTTTGTTTGAAAAGGGGCAAGCTGTTGTCTTTGAAGATGATGTCATGGGTCTTCTTTCCCTGAATACCGCTATTTCTGGGTCATGGAATGTGTATAATGTGCCAATTAAGCGCAGAGCATATGCCACTAACGGATATAATAAAAACTTGACAATTAAGAACAGTGTAATCGTGTTTAATAACTATATTAGAACGCCGTCTGTACAGCACATTTTAAATTTTTCAAAAAAATTGGCCAACATAGACGTTACAATTCAAATAAATATCAACACCCAAAAGACCCCAATAGCACTTAAAGCGAATAAAAAACAACAGTTGAGTGTTTTAAACGCTTATAAAAATTATGATGGAAATGTGCCCGTCATATTCAAAGAAGATGAATTTAAAGACGATTCTATATCATCAATGTCTTTGGGTGCGCCGTTTGTTTCCCCTGAATTGTATGAACTGAAAACGAAAATATGGAATGAGGCTCTCACGTTTTTAGGCGTTCCAAACATTAGTGAAACGAAAAAGGAGCGCATGATAACCGACGAGGTTCAACGCCAGATGGGTGGTGTGCTGGCGAGCAGAACGTCCTTTATATCAATGCGAAAACAAGCGTGTGAAAAAATAAATAAAATGTTTGGATTGAATGTTGACGTTGAATATAATTATGGGGGTGATGGTGATTGTCAAAATACACAACAGAGCTACGATTCATAATTGGCTCGCTTGCTGGGTCGACAGACACGTCATTAACACAGCTTAAAAAAGACATACCAAAAGCTTTACCACTGATATTTGACGGTGATTTGTCTCTTGGCAGGCCTCTGTCCATAGCCACCTTTGAAACACTGTTTTTAAACCACTTCGCATTTCATGAGATTGGTTTTGAAACATTTGCGCGGTGGAAATATGAGATAAATAATCATTTAAGAGAAATTATACCATATTATAATGACTTGTCGTCTTCAACGCTCAAAAATTTTGATTTTTTCTTGACTTCGCCCGGATATACCGACACAATAAATGATGTGACCGGCACTAAAACCACAACCGGGGGCACAACAACCAACAACCTATCCACGAAAGCCGAAGCTTCAGAAGATTATACAAGTGCGTATTCTGACACGCCTAACGGCTCATTAACAGACGTTAAAAACTTGAACTATTTAAGCACGGCAACCGTGGACGATAGGACAAACACCCAAACCACCACAAATACGGGGACTGTTACAACTTCAAACAGTGGTGACCAAACTGTGACAAAAAATTATGAGTTAGAACACATTGAAACGATTCGTGGTGAAGACAATTTAAAGGCAATTAAACTGTTCAGAGAGGAAATAAAAAATATATATTCACTCATGTTAGACGAATTCAATGAGTATTTTATAACTTTATGGGGGTAAATTATGCTACAAAAATTAAATCTAATTATGAATCAAACACTGCCTGCTACGTATGACGATTCGCTGAGCTATTACGAAGCACTATCAAAAATCTGTTATGAGGTCAATGAAATAATTGACAGGATTAACGCAGATGAGGCGTTAATCGCCGCAAATTCGGAAGCTATCAAATCCCTCAACTCTAAAATTGATTCTATTAACAATTCGCTGGAAGCTGACGCGGAAAAAATCCAACAGCACACAACACAAATTAACGGTTTATTGCAAACTATGCAACAGCTGGCAACACAGATTAATGACCTTGAAACGCGAGTGAATAAAATTGAAAGTGATTTTAATACGGGGTTTGAGACACCCTATGTTACAATTACGTCAGCAATATTGCCTGGAAGCCCGTCAAACCGGGCGGCCACAAAGGCATATGTGGATAGCAAGGTTTCGAATGAATTCACGCCGATTGTATTAACCGGAGATGGCGGCCCCGCCGTTATATCTCAAATGACTGTTAGATTTGATAAAACTGGGTTGATTATTTATGGGTCAATTTCACAAGACGAATTACCAGGCCGTAGAAGTTATAGTGTGTTTACTTCAAGTACTCTGAAAACTTTAGCTAATGAAATATCGGTTTGGGTTGGGGACGCTTTGGCAAACAGAAGTATTTTTATTCCCATATTCGAACAGCTTTCTAGTTTGGATTCGCCAACACTTGACAGCGAAAGGTGGTTTTCACTTACGTTTGATTCATCCGGGGTTCTTAGTGCTTTTAGCTATGTTAAAGGCACTAAGGCTTCTACTACCGCACCAAATTTCGTGGCACAGACTGTAATATAAAAGAAAGAGGGTTAACCCTCTTTCTTTTTGTTGTTTTGTGTGAATATGATGTTTTTGACTACGGCACTAACATATTTCTTTCCATCTTTCTCACTAATTGACAATTCACATTCATACACGCAGTAGTCACCCTTTTTAAGGTATTTTTCTGCTATTTCACATAGTTTTGTTGTGAATATCACAATGTCAACAAATACGGTTTTATCTTGGGATTTTTTTATTGCTAATGAATTTGTTAATACATTAGACCCGTCTGCACACTCTCTTTTTTCAAAATCTCTAACCAATCTTCCACCAAAAAAACATACGTTCATTACTCTATTACCTCATTCTTTAAATTATCAATCATTCGTTTGCAGATTACAATTGCTCTTACGGTGTCATAATTCATAGACAAAACTTCGTCACCCTCTCCGACTATAACACCCTGTTTATGCAATGTGTTTATAACTTCGGCCAATTTCCCGTAATTTTCGGGTGTGACATCCTTGGGTATTACATGTCGCTTTAGCCAATACATAGCCCTGTCTGAATTATCAACTAATGATTGGGTTTCACCTAACACATATGACACCACTTCATCTAATTTCTCAAGCTTTGATATGATATCATTCTGCTTTTGTTCAATTTCTTTATAAAAATCTTCTGCCATGTTTAAAAACCTTTCTAAACCTAAATCTAATGTCCTGTGTGGGCAATATTTGCCTGACCAGTGTTGGTGTGTGTATGTAACTTCCTTAACCTCCTTTCTAAATATGAAATAAGATAACAACGCTAATAAACGGGCGGCGTTCTGTTCAGCCTTTTCAAACCTTTTACCTCCAGACTTAGAATAACAAATTTCTATTGCTATTGTCCGCATATTACCATCGCCGTGGCCGTCCCCCGCGTGCCATGCGGTTCTGTTTAATGGTAATATTTGAACAACTTCACAATCGTCAACCGCAAAGTGAAAGCTTCGTTCTTCACTTGGGTCGTTTTGCAAACATTTGGCCTCATTGATGGCTGGTGCATCGTTCGCTGTGTTGTGTATTGTTACACCTATAGGCTCCATATAATATGGAGACTTGAATTTATACATTTCTTCGGGTATCATGTGTTTTCTAAACACCATTATTGAACCCCCCTTCGATACCTTCCGGATTCTATATAATCGTTGATGTGTTCTGCTATATCGTCTATTGATTCGGCTGTTGGAATGTTCAAAATTAGACTCGCCACATTCACCTTTTTAATAAATTCTTTGAGGTTGGTGTTTTGCGACAATTCCGTTGGTCTATTATCACCTATCCTCTTCCCACACACGGGACAATACTTATAACCAGCGTAATATGCGTCCCACGCACATCCTTTTTGCCGTTCTTCAATTTCTTGCATTGCGGAAATAGCTTTTTTGCATGCTTCTTGAAATTTCTCATTGCAGTGTTCGTTTCCTACATATCGGTCTAAATATTCAATCGATTCTTTGTTAGTCATGGTCTACTCCTTTCATAACACTATCCCCATATCTCCCTTATATTTCACTTTAATTACATAGCCATCGAGTTTGTAAATATCACAGTGTGATTTAAAGTTTTCGTCCCGATACAGGATTTGAAATTCCCAGCCCGTTGTTTTGTGCTCCATTGATACCGATATCACCTTGTTTAAAAAGATAACATCATGACAAATAGGTTTATTTATATTCAGTCTGTGATGTATCTCTACACTGCCATAATCAAAATTGAATTCTTTACTCATGTGAGACCTCTCTCCTACACCTTTCTATAATTTCACCGCCGTGACCTCTTGACAACATTTGCCCCCATTCGGATAAAAACCATTTTTCAAGCCTATGTCCGCCGCCACACCTTAATTCTACTTTATAATCATGTGTGGCCTGTTCTAATATTGCTGCCTGTAACAATATTAGACCCTCATCATTTAAATGCGTTGTATTCATTGTAGTCCTTTATTTTCCAATTGACTGGCTTGATTACAAGACCACAAGCAAAGTTAGGATTTTGTGATTTTAACGGACATAGACAACAATCGGCGGATTCTTCACACACAGTTTTTATCACCATTAGCGCGGTGTAAATCTCGTGTGGCTGTGTTTTTATCTTCATGTTATTATTCACACCTCAATTCTTCAATCATAAGACTATTAAAATATTTTTGCTCAGTTTCGTGTTCGCTAATCTTAGCCCCGAATTCACATTCGCCGATTAGAC